TATATTATATAAAAATAATAGTTAAAAATGCTACTCTATATGAAATGTCATATTTTTTAAAAGAACTTGATGATTGGAAAATAATGTATGGTTTAAAAGATTATGAAATATTAATTGAAAAAGACAAAAATATTTAAAGGAAGTGAAATAACAAATGAGTAATGAAGAACAAATTGCTGATACAATAGAAATGTTATATAAAAGATTAAATGAATATAATAAACAAGATTTATTTAATTATGGATACTTATTAGAAAGTAATCAAATATTATGTAAAGACATAGAACAAAAAGACAAAGAAATAGAAAGATTAAATAATATAATAGATGGATTAGAAAAATATTTAGAAACTGAAAAAGATAATCATTCTAATAGTTGGCATTATAGAGAATGGATTAGACAAGTATTTAATAAATTAAAAGAATTGAAAGAAGGTAAATAAATGGAAGAAAAAGATATAGAACAAGCATCAGACATAATATTAAATAGTATAATGACAAGTAATTTAGAACCACAAATAAAAATAGAATTACTTGTAAATATGAGATTATTTTTCGAAAACTATAATGAAAATATAATGATATTAAATCAAGAAAAGAGAAAAAAATGAAAGAAAATAAAATAAAAGAATTTCTTAATTTGAAAGACAAAGAATTATTTAATTATTATAATAGATCATCAGAAGATATACAAAAATTAATGAATAATGTATATAATGCTTGTTATAGATTCAATTTAAACAATACACAAACATTATATATGTTACAAGAAGCAGTAAAACCGTTTAAACAAGATATTTTAATAAATATGTTAATTGACTAAAAATAGGAGGAATTATATGACTTTAAAGGAAGCTAATGAAGAATTAGAAAAATTAGACAATGAATATAATTACTGGCTAAATGAAAAAGAAAGATTATCTTTACTTGTATCACCTAAATCAATGGATATAAGACCAGAGATGGTAGAAGGTGGTAAAAGAGTAGATAGACTAGCATTATATGTAGAATCAATGGATGATAAAAAAATAAATGAAACATTAGACTACATACAATCAAGAAGATTAAATTTAATGAATTGGATAGATAACGAATTAAACATACTAAAAAAGTACAATGAAATAGAACAATTAATAGTACATTATAAAGAAGTAGCTATTATAAAAGATAAATATACAGGAAAGCAAAGAGAAATGACTTGGGAAGAAATAGGAAAAGAAGTACATTATAGTAAAGATTATTGTAGAAAAATATATAGAAATTACAAATATAAAAAATGACCACTTATGACCACCTTTAAAGTGGTACAATAATATCGTGGAATAATACCACAGAACCCCTTTATATTTTAAAGCACTTGTATCTTTTATAAGAACAGTGGATGCTGCTATAGGCAGCATTGAGTAGATATGTTATAACAGTGATGTTATATAACTGGAACGGTACAGGGAAAGACACTAAAACGAGCCGCCGAGTGTCCATATCTATTCAATGGTGCTTATAATAGGCACTAAAACATATTCTCTTGTTCAATAGAGTATATGTAGCCGGTAAACACTATCTAGACCACTCCAACTATGAATATAGGTAAGGTGGTTTGTATAGGTAGTGTACTGATGATATATAAACTCGTGGGCTGGTATCCCACTGGCGTACCATAATATTAGAAAGAGGGTACTACTTCTAATATAAAACCTTTGTATCATTAGTACAGTATCTATAATTAGATACAAACAATTTATATAGGAACATTCTTATAGGCTTGAATGTTCTTTTTTTATTAAAGAGGTGATAACAATGGGACTAAATGAAGTAGGAATACTAATGTTTATTTTTGCATTTATCTCGTATCATCTATTGAAAAGGAAAATAAAATGAACATAAAAAGATGTATGAAGGGATTATGTAAAACTTGTCCTGACAATTTAACTTGTAAAGGAAAGAAAAAAATGAGAAACAAAACTCTAAATAGGAAGTGATAAATATGAAACCAGGAACAGACAATGTAATACCAGCTAGTAAGAGAACACATGAAGAAAATGTAGCTAATGGTAGAAAAGGTGGTATTAAGTCAGGTGAAGCAAAAAGAGAGAAAAAACTATTTAAAGAAGCTATAGAGAAAAAGCTAGGGGGTAGCTTGGATACAATTATAGATGCATTAATGATAAAAGCAGCAACAGGAGATGTACAAGCAAGTGTATTCCTTAGAGATACGATAGGAGAAAAACCAACAGACAAAATAGAAGGAAATATATCTGTAGATAAACTGGAAGATATACTATGAAATATAGTGCAGATTACTTAATAAATAAAAGAAAAGAAAAATGGAATCAAGATCATAGCATAGAATATGATAAAAGATTTAGAAATGCAGTAGCTAATGAAATATTAGAAAATAATGATTTATTAGAAGAAATAAAAGATAAACCAGAAAAACTTATTGAATTAGTATTTATTGTAGTAGACAAGAATCAAACAACAATGCCATTTTTTTTAAATGAAGTACAACAAGAGTTCATAGATACATTAAATAAAGCCAAAGAAGATTATAAAAAAGGATTAATAACAGATATATCGTTGCTAGTATTAAAAGGTCGACAACAAGGATTTACAACACTAATAACAGCATACCAATTAGCAACAAGTATTTTAAATAAAAACTTTCAAGGTTTTACATTAGCAGATAATAGTGATAATACAGAGGCAATATTCCAAAATAAAGCTAAATTTCCTCATTCACAATTACCTGATATATTAAAGCCTACGGAAAAGTTTAATAATAAAAGACAATTACTATTTGAAAAATTAAATAGTAGTTGGGCAGTAGATACAGCAACAAAAAATGTTGGTCGTTCAAGAACAGTAAACTTTTTTCATGGTTCAGAATGTGCTTTCTGGAAAGATGGAATAGCAAGTGTTCAAGCAGCATTAGGAGAAGCATTTACAAGAAATTGTATAAAGATATACGAATCTACTGCAAATGGATATAATGATTATCAAAAAATGTGGGATAGTGGAGTTCATATAAATTGTTTTTACGAATGGTGGAGAACAAAAGAATATAGAATAGCTATACCAAGTGAAGAAGAAAAGCAAGAATTTATAAACAACATAGACAATAAAAATGAATGGATATATGAAAGATTAAGATGGTTAAAAGATGATGTAAAGCTAGATATAGAGCAACTATATTGGTATTACAAGAAATATGAAGCATACTTAGATAAAGACTTAATCAAACAAGAATATCCATGTAGTCCAAGAGAAGCATTTTTATTATCTGGTTCAACAGTATTTGATACAGAAAAATTACTTGCAAGATTAAATCAATTACCTAAACCATTAAAAGTAGGTTATTTTGAATATGATTATGATGGACAGAAAATAGAAAACATAAGGTGGGTAAATGATAAAAATGGATATATTAAATTATATCAACTTCCAAATACACCAGCGATAACAAAATATTGTGTAGGTGGAGATACAGCAGGAGAAGGTTCAGATTATTATGTAGGATATGTAATAGATGCTAGAACAGGAATACAAGTAGCTATGTTAAGACATCAATTTGATCCAGACCAATATACAAGACAAATGTATTGTTTAGGTAAATACTATTCATACATAAAAGGAAGAGAAAAAGAAAATGCTTTAATAGCAATAGAAACAAACTTTGACACATATCCAATAAGAGAATTACAAAGATTAGGTTATGAAAATCAATATATAAGAGAAAGAATCGATGATATGACTGGTAAAAAAGAAAAAAGATTTGGGTTTAAAACAACAAGGCTAACAAGACCAACAATAATAGGACAATTAATAGAAATAATAAGAGAACATACAGATTTAGTAAATGATGAAGAAACTATTAATGAATTATTAACTATTATTAGAAATGAAGAAGGAAGAATAGAAGCACCTGTAGGTGGACATGATGATATTATGATGGCAATGGCAATATCATATGAAGCTAGAAATCAAATTAGATTAATAGATGAAATAATAACACCAGAAGAACAGATGTTTAAAGATTTTAACATAAAAATAGAAGATGATTATGGTGAAGAAATTGTGGTGATGTAATGTTAGCTGATGTAGTAAAGCAGAAAGAAGAAGAACGAAGAAAACAAATAGGCTATGAAATGGTAATGAAGAAAATGCCTATGAGTGTAGATACACT